CTGGACGTGGGTGCAAATTGCGGGGCGTTTACCGTTTGGGCGAAGCTCGCTTGGACTAATTCCGAGATCGACGCCTATGAACCTAACCCGCAAATGGTTTCATTTTTGAAACAAAACATTCAGGGCTTGGAAGGCGTGACGGTGCATGAGAGTGCCGTCGGTGATCCTGACAGGGACCGCCTTTACCTTGGCAAGCATAACCCTGGCGAGTCGAGTCAGTATCAGAATGGCTCCGAGCAGACGAATGACTTCATCGAGATTGAGGTAACGGACCCGGAGAGCTTATTGTCTTATGACATTGTGAAGCTCGATTGCGAGGGTGCCGAGAGCTATATCTTGGCAAGACTTGATCTCTCGCAAACCAAGTTTGTTATGTATGAGTATCACTCTGAACATGACCGCCGTTTCTGCGATGAGGTTTTGTCGATGAGTGGCTTTAGCCTGTTTTACCACAACTGCACGTCTGTCGGTTACGGCGTAGCCAAGTATCAGAGACTCTGATGCAGTTTGACCTTCAGAATTTTTATCGGTTCTGCTCTCAGTTAAAGATTGAGACGAAAGAACAAGGCTTGAGAAAGATGGATAATCTTCTCGGCACTCAAACCTATGTCATGGATGAAATAGCGAAAGGCTTACAAGATGACATACATTTCTTCGTTATTCTTAAAGGTCGGCAGCTTGGGATTACCACTATTAGTTTGGCTCTCGATTTATATTGGCATTTTATCAATCCTGGTCTTCAGGGCACTCTCACGACAGACACCGAAGAAAACAGAGATATGTTTCGCTCGACGCTCGCCATGTACATGGACGGGCTCCCGAAGGAATACAAAATTCCGGCGTTGGCTCACAACCGTAACCAACTGAGCCTGAAAAACCGTAGTCGTTTATTTTATCAAGTAGCTGGATTGAGAGCTAAGGGGAGCTTGGGACGTGGCAAAGCTATTACATACTTGCATGGCACAGAAACTTCTTCATGGGGAGACGAAGAAGGTCTGGCCTCATTGCTTGCATCCCTTGCTGAGACAAACCCTCTTCGCCTCTACATGTTTGAGTCCACTGCCAGAGGATTTAACATGTTCCACGACATGTATGTCACCGCTAAGAGAGCGCGTACTCAACGCGCTATATTCTGCGGCTGGTGGAGAAACGAACTCTATTCCGCAGACCCCGCAAGCGCAGTCTATAAAACATACTGGGACGGAAAGGTAACGCCTGAAGAGAAAGAGTGGACTAAGGATATTAAGAAGCTCTACAACTTTGAAATCAACACGCGCCAACTTGCGTGGTGGCGTTGGAAACTGAACGAAGGCATCAAGGACGATGCGCTGATGTATCAGGAGTTTCCGCCGACAGAAGACTACGCCTTCATCATGACGGGTAGCTCTTTCTTCTCAAACAGCAAATGCACCGACGCCATCAAAGGTGCGCGTTCATCGCAGTATGATTCATATCGTTATACCTTTGGTTTGAACTTCCAAGACACGGAAGTCATCAAGTCAAATCCTAAAGTTGCAACATTGAAAGTGTGGGAGGAACCCGTTGACACTGCTTACTATGTTATTGGTGCTGACCCTGCCTACGGCAGCTCTGATTGGGCTGATCGTTTTTGTATTCAAATCTACCGCTGCTACGCGGACGGAATGGATCAAGTGGCTGAGTTCGCAACATCAGAACTCAACACCTACCAATTCGCTTGGGTCATCGCACACCTCGCCGGCGCCTACAAAAACTCGACGCTCAACCTCGAACTCAACGGCCCCGGACAGCCCGTCGTCCAAGAACTCAGGAACCTCAAAAGGCAAGCGAACGCCATCGCCTCAATCCCCGAAAGCAAAAAGCAAGGCGAAGCGTTAATGAAAGTGTTGTCGTCTATGCAGAATTATATCTGGCGTAAGAACGACACACTCGGTGGCCTATCAAACTCTATCGGCGTCATCACAACGCAAGCGACCAAAGAGCGTATGATGACCTATTTCAAAGACTACTTTGAACGCGATATGCTCACAGTCAAATCAGAAGAACTGATTGACGAGATGAAGACGATCCGCAGAGAAGGCTCAAGCATCATGGCTCCTGGGCGCTCGAAGGATGACCGCGTTCTTGCTACCGCTATGGCAACGATGGCCTTCGCAGAGCAAGTGCAACCGCAACTTATCATGCGCCGTCTGACTCGTGACGTGAGCAAATCACAAGAAGGCTACACGCCAGAACAAATCTCGGTCGGCAGAAACGTGCAATCTTACTTGAGGCAGATTGGTTTTGGCCCGGATTAAAGCTCTCACGAAAGCGGAACTGTATCGGCAGATGACACGCTTCTCTGAAGACGCGAACTCGCCTTTCTCTTGGCAGTCGATGTCTGAAGTCTGCGGCATCAGTGCCGATCACTTACGCAAAGTGTTTATCTACCGCACCGTACCTTTGACCGAGGAGACTCAGGTGCGGGTGTCTCGCGCTTTGGAGAAGATTAAACGCGGAGACGTGACGGTCATGTACAACAAAGACAAATCACGCTTCATCAAACACAATAATGAACCGAAGCCGCGTGTCATGCGTGGCTACCAGATCAAACTAATTGACGGGCAACTCAGGGTGCAACCGGGCCTCGTCAACCGTAACGACTACTCACAGATCACTTTGAAAGAGCAATTGGAGGACTAAATGGCAGTTTTGAGGTCGTATTCTTGCGCTGCACACGGGTATTTCGACGCTTGGGAGCCCAAATGCCCGCATGGGTGCAAGAAGGTTACTCAGGTCTTTACGAAGCCTTTTTCCATCAAATCAGGGCGCACAAAGACGGCTGACAAGACTTTGGACAGCCTTGCGACCGAATTTAAGATGACCAACATCAAGTCAACGCGGGAGGGAGACCATCAGTCGAACTACTTCACCCGCAACAACGAACCCTCGAAAGGTCACGAAGCTGCAAACGGTGGCGTGATGTGGGGCGGCGCGGGTCGATTTGACATGGGTAGCGCACTCGCTGGAAAAGCTGTATCATCCGTGCATGGCGAGTCTGTCGGCTTCAACCCACACGATATGGGCAAGCTGACCGGACCCAAAGCAGCGAGCTATATGCAAGATCATCAGGGGTTAAAACTAGATGCGGATTCCAAAAAATCCTGAAGAGCGCGAGTTTTTCTACCTCGACCTGATTAACAAATGCGAAGTCTCCAAGTCGGAGCGCCAAGGCGACTATGCCTCGTTGCGCTCCTTCTTCCTGTTTGGCGCTGGCCCCGAAGAGTCGCCGGCACCGTTCAACAAGATTGGCTCGCACATCGACACCCTGTCGTCCTTCCTCTACTCGGCTGAGACGACACGTTTCAACATTGCGCTCGGCGCTTCCGCCGATCCCCTGATGCACCGCTATGTGCCGACGCTCACCCAAGCGCTGCACGACGAGTGGAACAACTCGAACGCCGACCAAGTCTTTGCAACCGCCCTGATCTGGGCCTTGGTCTTCAACTCGACCTTCATCAAGCTGATCCGTTACAAGGGCAGCATCAATCCCTATCTGGTGGACCCTGCCACGATAGGCGTCTTGCGTGAGGACGTTCCTTACACCGACCGCCAACAGGCGATCACGCAAGAATACTACATGACAAAACATGATTTGTTTTCAATGCTTTACGAGCATCCAAATCGTGACAATATCGTTTCCCGCATCACGACCGGAGCCTACACGCCTCAGCAAATCCCTGATGGCATCGACCGTATCGTGATGTCGCAAACGAACCCGACGCTCTACGGCACGGTCAATCTGGACCTCTACGGCTACAACCGCATGAAGGCGCGGATTGCTGAAGACACCGTCAAGATGATCGAGCTTTACGTCTGGAATGACGAGATCAACGACTACCAGATCGTGACCAAGGCGGAACCGGATGTCATCATCTATGACCGCCCTCAGCACGACGGTGGCCCAAATCCGATCTTCCTCAAGGGCGAATTGCCCTTCATCCAGATTTGCCCGAACCCACAATACGATTATTACTGGGGACAATCCGAGGTTTCCAAGCTGATTTACCTTCAGCAGATGCGTAACCGACGCATGACGGAAATCCTCGACCTTCTGTCGAAGCAAGTGAACCCGCCGACAGCCCTCACAGGCTTCACGGGCATCTTTGACGAAAAGAACTTTGCTTTGAACCGCGCCGGCGGCTTGATTTCAAGCGATATGCCGAACGCGAAAGCAGAGCGTCTCAGCCCGCAAATACCGCAAGATCTCTACCAACAGATCCGTGAAATCGACCAGATGTTTGAGGAAACCTCAGGCATTTCGTCCGTTTTGTCGGGTAAAGGCGAGCAAGGTGTCAGGTCGGCTGGACACGCTTCACAGTTAGCTCGACTTGGCTCCTCACGCGCCAAAAAGCGGGCGATGGTCGTGGAAGACAGCCTTGAGAAGATGGCTACCCTCTATCTTAAGCTCATGCAGCTCGACCACGACAAGGAACTCAAGGACATCGAGGGCGGTGACTTCATCCCGTCGCAGTTCACCAAGGACTATGTGGTCAAGGTGGACGCGCACTCGAACAGCCCGATCTTCATGGAAGACTTGCGGCAACTGGCGTTCAACCTGTTCAAAGCTCAGGCCATCGACAAGGAGAGCTTGCTCGACCTCCTCGACCCGCCAATGAAGCAATTGCTGAAAGAGCGCCTGAAAAAGATGGAAGCGAAAGCCGCCTCGCAGCCCCCACAGGGTGGCGGTGGACAAGTTACACCTATGAAAAAACAGGCGTAAAATATGGCTAAACAGCAGCAGTTTCGCACGTTGAAGGGCACTCAGCCACGGGCTGACACCCCCTCCTTGGCAAAAGACGCTAAACCCGCTACAATCGACTACCGTATTAGTGGTATGAAGTCTTATACACCTCGTACTACACCTAGATCACCAACGCGGAGACCGTAATGGCTTACAAGTCTGTAAAACGTTCGCGACGCGGAAAGTGCCGGTAAAGAATTTGGGGACGTTCACTCTAACCTCAGGAGGCCTACAATGGCTCGTAAGAAGGCTCGCAAAGCGAAGCGCTAATCGCTTCTTTTTCCCCCTCCCGCAACCTTAATCACAGGAGCGCATCATGCGTCGCAAGGGTCGTAAGGCAAAGCGCTAACTAACACACGGGTCAGACCCGTTGTTATGGCGATTTCCCTGAAGGGGGGGAAACCCAAACAATACCCCTTCGCCTATTCATTGAGGATCAGTTATGGCTGAGAATGTTGACATTATGGCTCTGATGCAGGGCGCTGGTGCCGGTGGTGCAACGCCTGGTGGTATTTCTGTCGGTGAGCCTCCGTCTCCCGAAGCGCCTCCTATGCCAACTCCTATGGCGACTCCTCAGCCCGCCTCAGGCGTAAAAGAAAACGCCCTCGTAAATATCTCGATGGCTCTGGACCTGATTGAGCAAGCTCTCCCTGCTCTCGGTTCTGAATCGGATGAAGGCAAGAAAGCTCTCTCCGCCCTCTCGACACTGACCGCCATTCTTGGCCCCAAGAAACAAAAGGCTGGTCAGCTTCAGAACGCTGAGATTCTTCAGCTTCTTCAAAACCTTCCTCAAGCTGGCGGTGGTACGCCTGGTTCTCGTGCGATTGCCGGTGGACCTCCGAATCTTGGCTTGATGAACCCGCCGGGCGCACCTCCGGCACCGCCCGCTGGGGGACCGGCTGGCGCTCCTCCCGCAATGCCCATGTAAGGAAACTACTATGGACCTTTTTAAACCGAGGGGAGCGGGTACTCCCCGCAGCCCGACGACCGACAAGCAACAGAACGGTCAAGTCATTAACACGCCGCGCTTTGAGCAGTTCGGTGGTCTTTCGTCAGCTAACAAGGCTGGCTCAAAGAACCAGATGAACATTAAGCCGCCAGGCGACGGCAAGCGCGTAATCTGAAGCAGATAGGGGACGATCATGCCTTCATTGGAAAATCTTACGTCTGAAGCCCGCGATGAGTTGGCTCTTCTTGCTCAAGAATTGGCAGAAGACCCCGCTACACGCGAACAATTCTTGCGTTTGACGAAACAAAAGCGCCAAAATCTCACGATTGACGCCATTGACCTCAAAGATCAGTTCAACGCTCGATTTGAGGAAATGCAAGCCCAGAACGAATCGTTACAGGCTAAATTGCGTGAGAAGGATGCGCTTGAAGAGCTTGAAAGGCGGCGTCAGTCGCTCGTCAAGAAAGGAAAGGCCAAGTCTGAAGAGGACGTGGCTGAAATTGAAAAGGTGA